TTAAAGACCATATCAAAGTCTTCTGTACCCGAACCTACATCCGTGGTGAGTGATTCAATTACACTGCCAGTCTCGTCATTGCCACCAGCCGTCTCGGTAATAAAGTTCATACCGACACCGATCCCTGCCGCTGGCGTTGCGGACGATGTGCGCTTCATCTCCAGCGGGTACAGAATTGTCGTGGTGCCTGAGTCTTCCTTGTTGAGAGCAGCGCCTGCGCTGCCCGTAATCAAACCAGTCGCACCAACCGTTGAACTCAACGTCGTGGTAGATGTAACATCCAAGGTGCCGCTTAACGTGGTATTACCGGTAACACCTAGCGTGCCCCCTACTGTAGCGTTGCCATCAATAGCCCCCGCTCCAGTTACCTCAAGCGAGCCAACCTGAAGATCCGCTAGAGCATCTACGACCGCTGCCCCACCACCCGCGCCATCACAATACACGATGACATTCTTGCCATTCTGTATCGTAACATTAGCGCCAGATCCTTGTGAGACATCAATAGCACGGCTAGCAGACAGGGCGTTCTCCATAATAAACCAAGCCGCGCTAGTGTTAGGCCCTACTGTAACCGTGCAGTTACCACCAATATCTCCACTGTCAGTAAACTTAATGACACGGAACATTCCATCTTGAACATTAGATGTACCGCTATCTGGGGACGCTTCCCTAACGGTCAGCGTGTGAGATGTACTAGAAACCGTAACTGCCTTATAAGAAGCTATACGATCCAGAATATCCCAGTTGTAATTGGTAGTGGTTCCCCAACTTCCTGACTGGTCACCACTTCCCATCTCTTCGATGCCGAAGTTTGTAGTATATGAGCTTGCCATGTTTTACCTCACGCTGCGTCTCTGCTGCCTATTTCAACCCACCCAGGAGACTGGCTAGGCACAATAGGTTGCCAAATCACCGGATAATTAATAATCGAACTTGCCTGCACTCCCGTCACTCCAACGGCAATACTTGCTACCGAAACAGTGCCTATAGCTCCTGCGCCCTGAACTCCTGTCGGGGTAACCGTAACACCCGTACCCTCCACCACCGTTTCACTTCCTGTCGTCCCAGCGGCCTGCACGCCTGTTACACCAAAGGTTATTCCTCCTGTTACATCATAGGTGCCAATACTAAAACTAGCCCCTACCCCTGTGGGAGAATCCACAACAGCAGCCTTTGCCGTATAAGTGCCGATTGCCAGCGCTCCTGCCACGCCGCTTTCGACGATAGTAACGCCCGTGCCTTCACCTACGGTGTACGTGCCAAAAGAAAATAAAGCCTGCACACCTGTCTCAACCACCGTAACGCCGGTTCCCTCAACGACAGTCTCGGACCCAATAGCCCCAGCCATAGAGAGAGAATTAATGCCGCCCTCATTCCACGCCCCTTGGTTCCACCCAGCCCTTCCCCAGCCTGTTCCAAAGATAATGGTGACAGCGGCCATGATTTAAGCCAGTCGTATAATGGCGTTGTTCGCATCGTTAGCAGGATACTGGATGGTGAAATCACCGGATGACGAGGACTTGTCCCCACCAAAATCCAGCACACATACCGTGGGATACGCATCATGTCCCACTCCAGCAGTTCCAGCCGTGCTCAGAGTGCTGTTGTAAATCATCGCACAGCGAGCATTGGCAATAGTGGACGAACTCCACGTCGTATCGGCAAAGTCAAGAAACGCCGTCGGAACAGCGCTGGAGTTATCCGAAAGGCCCAGAGTAACACTTCCTAATGCGGCACCCCCCGCACTATACCCACTCCCAGAAACCTCATTGGTCACGGTGTAAGCCGTTAAATCCTCATTGGCATCGGTGCGGCTGGACGTAAACATTGCAATCTTGAACGTATCAGCAGCAATCGATACTGAATTAAGGCGCGAATGCGCCATCCAAAAGTGAATGCCAACTGTGATTTCTTCTTTGTAGGAACCACACATTGCTTGGTTAATCGCCATTTATAATCTCCTTATAATCTCGGCTTCGTCGTGGAAACCTTCCTTTTTCAAAATGTTCCACAGAGTGGTACGGTCACTGTCAATAGCCCTCTTTAGGTATTCCGCAATCACCGCTTTCACCCTATCACGAAAGGCGAGGGCCTGCTCTCTCACATGCGGTGGCGCGTCCTGCGAAACGTGCATAATCTTAGCAACACACATCTCCGCCAGTTCTTCAGGAGAATGCCCCCTGTTCTCGGTAGTATGAACCATTACAGGCCCAATCTCTCCCGTACCAACTGATCCCTCTAAACTCATGTGACGGGAACCCTAAGCTGGCCAGATCTGTAAATATCTTTACGATCACGGCCTTCGCCCAAATTCTTAACTCTGGGCAGACACTCTTGATAGCGCGTCTGGTAATACGTCATTAGCTCGGCCTCCCCCTTCATAAACACATACGCCTCAATTAACGCTGCATAGAGCAGGGCGTTGGTGGCGTTAGTGCTTAGCCAAGTAGTTGTGTTGGTTGACGACAAGCCAGCTGGCTCGTACAGATAATGAAACTCCACGGTGTATGCGCTGTCTGGTGTAGGCGCAACTAACAAGTTCGTATCATCAAAGATAGCATAGAATTGCGGCCTGCCTGTTTCCGTCACATCAGGATACGCCTCTTGTAAATAATTAACATCCTTGTTCAACAGGAAATAATAATTACCCGACGCTGTAACAGACAAAGAAAACGGAGCCAAAAAATCATTAGGCAAAGCTAAATACTTATTTGAAGCAGCCAGCGTTCCTTGTTGGTTCTTGGTGAACACAGGCAACTGCACATCAAATAGAATACGCTCTTCCGCATTCCCGATAAACTGATCGATCTGGCTGACAAACGTAGTCTCTTGATTGTCCGTATAATCTTTTAGTGCCTGTACTAACTCTGCATAAGTCATATCTAGCTCGTTGTCACTGTGACAGTCCCAATAGCGGAGCTGATCTGCATTGTTGTTAAACCTTCAGTCCCCAAAACAATGGCGCTATTGCCATCACCTACCGGGGCCCACCCAAAAAATCCCCTACCCGCCGTCGCTCCCGTAGGGCGCGGTTGATACAAGGCTTGCGGATCATTAATCCTGACGGTGCCCAGCCAGTTCTGAGGTTGGTCTGGGCTCCAAACGTCAAAGCCCACATGGGCACCTGTCAACTTTCCCTCTACTACTTCAGGCTTTAGCTCGCGCAACGGATAACGAAAGCCTGTTAAATCACAATATCCAAAGGCGTATTTCCCACGAGCATATTTGCTCATTGCCCATAAAACCCTTGCGTAAAGGGAATTAAATTCAATGTCGCCTTTACTCTGTTCTCATCCGCACACCGCTCAAATGTTTCTTCGTATACCTGTTTCAACATCCCTATGCGATCAGTGGATGACGGTTTCTTCATAGCGATGTAATAGGCCAGCCCCGCTACCAGCGCAGGAATAAACAACGGGGCAATGTCCATATCATTGGATGCTTTAATGCCTGTGTCCTCAATGCGCTTAATATACCAATATACCAGCTGACCCTTCTCTCCCCCGGTATACGCATAGCTGGAATTGGCCGTTGGCCACACATATACGACCGGGGCAGCCCTCTGCCGATCAATCCAAATTTGGGTTGGTCGCCCCTTATTTAATTTGTTGGGAATAGTAGAGTAGGTGGAATTAGAGATACGGGTTATCTGAAGATCGCTTTGGGTCTGAGCATCTCCTCCATTAGTGCGGATAACATGCTCCAGCAAATCCACCACCGATGAATCGAGCGTATAAGACTGGGTGCCCTCAGTAAGGTTCGTTGTCCCTTGCTGGATCTGCCACAGATTTATCCCTCGGTTAGACCAGTCAAGCATCATCAGATTTAATGAGCGCCGTGCAGTACGCAAGTCAAAGCCATTGCGCAGCTCTAACCCTGCACGCTCATAGGCCTCTTCGCATATTTCGTTAATGTCAAGATTAAACGCGGTAGTGCCTGAAGTCGCCATGACCCTACGCTTTCTTCTTCTTGCGCATCTTGCCAAGCGTCATAGCCAACCGAGCCTGCTTCCCCTCCTTACCGCCTTTCTTCGCAGCAGCCTTTAGCTTGCCTTTGGGAATGGGCTTGCCCTTTTTGGCACCGAGCTTCTTGCGCAAAGCGCCAGGCTTTTTAATGGCCTTCTGTATCCACTTGCTGTCTTTTTTCTTTGCCATGACAACCTACTTATTCTGGTTGTTATAGCGTCGGTTATAAGAGCTTGCCGCTCCTCCGCCAGCAAATCCCCTTCTGCGCTTGCTCAGCTCGTGCATGGTTTCACCAGCTTCACGCACAGACATAGAGCCCTTGGGGGCCAACTCACCAGCCATAGTACCACGGCCAGTCTCGGACAAACCGCCCAAATAACCACCGCCTTGTTTCTTGCTGGGCGCACGGGTGTGACCCTTCATGGCCATACCGTCAACAGGACATCTTTTCATAACACCCCCTATGCCATCGGGCCGTAAGTATACAAGCCTTTAGTTTGCCTGATTACATTACCGCCTTTGTTGTTACCATAAGCTGCAACACGCCGCTGCTTGGCTTCGCCAATGTCGCCGCCCGTACCATCAACCTGAACAGGCATACTGCCGTATGCGTCTTCGGTCTTGACCTTGTTCTTGGCCGCTGTGCTGGGTTTAAGGGTAGGCATCACGCCTTCCTCTTCCGAGAGCCTTTGTCCATCGTCTTGACCGCAGCGTACTTCTTGCGGCCCATTTTCTTTTCCATGCCCTCGCTCTCTTTGCGACGGGCTTTAAGATTCCCCTTGGTCTTGCGATTACGCGCCCCCAATGAGTCATCTAGCCGAGCATTAAACCGACCCTTTCCAGCCTTCTTTTTTGCTGGACCGCCCTTGTTCATTTTCTTGCGCATTACTTTATTCCCTTCACTGTTAGCTATAGCCAAAGCCTGTTTGCGATTAGTGACTTTCTTTCCCGAACTGCTCTTGAGAGTGCCACGCTTAAACTCCCCCATCACCTTTCCCACCTTGGCGTCCTTGCGTGCGGACATCAAAGCACCTTCATAATAATGGCGAAGAGAGCCGAGATAATAGCAGCGTTTGATCCCCAGATTACTACCTCAAGCCTGGTTAACCGCCGCTCCATTGCGTCCCACCGAACAGCACACTCACGTTCATGCGCCATTAGCTCAGCCGCAACATCCATCTCAGCCATCGAACATAAAGGTGGCTGACGTTAGCAAGTCAGCATCAACGGCCATGTCAAAACTCATGCTAGTTGCAAACCGCACCCCCGATCCGCCAATACTGGGATAGTTGACCACCCCGTCTCCTTGGCCCGGATTGAAGATTATTGCCGCATTGCCAGACGCACTGGAGGTTGCTCCGTCCTCCATCGTGATCTCTGCCTTTGCAGCATTAGCGGCCTGAACCATATACCAGTTCTTCAAGCGCGTGTCTTGATTGTTAATCATAACACGAATGCCTGCCACCACACCTGAACTTACGCTATTGCTATCTGATGCAGAAGCTTTGACCGAAGAAACAAAACGAAAGAACTTAGTGCCGTTAGTAGTGCCAGAACTCGGACCCGTAATGTCTTCTGTCTGCACAGACCCGTAAACATCCAGCCCTGCTACCGTATAAGTAATGGCACTGGAGTTACCGTCTGACGTGATATTTATCTGACGGGATAGGCTGCCAAAATTTACATAACCACAGTTGTCGCCCACCGTAAGGGAGGCGCTGGTGCCATCACTATAGATCAGATCCACCACAGAAAACAGATTGGTGGTATAAACACTGGCATTATTGGGACCGGTCAGAGTTTCTGTCACCGGAATACCACTCCCGTCCTTGCCTTTAATGGTAAAGGTAAGGCCAGAGTTGTTACTACCGGAAGAAAAAGATACCCGTCGTGGGGCACTTCGACCATAGTTTACCCGACGCACTCCGTTCTTTTCCTCGGAATCCGCACCATTGATAGCCACCTGACCCGCCACACTTTGTGAAGTACAGATGCCATCTCCGTCACCAGCCGTCGCCATGCCCCCGTCCAACAACATATAAAACTCGTCATCGGTCAAAGCTGCCGCATCCCCGCAGGCATCAACATCCGCCGCAGGGTTGCTTTGGTTCTCGGCCACCGCAGAGTAGGTATAAGTAAATGACCTTAAATCAGTCATCAGAACCTCCTTCTAGGGCGTTACGAATAATTCGTATTCTGTTGATAAAGAACAGTAAGCCTAACTTCACCCGAAGACGTGGCTGCCGAATTAGTGACGTTCAATCTTACATCACTTGTTCCAACATCCTCCCAAGCTAAAGCACCGCCAGCTTTTGTGGTCGGGTACTGCCTGCCAGCCGTTGTTCCAATAGTGTAAGCATTCACAAATGCAGTAGCAGAACCGCCGACCGCGCCTACACTGATATTGGTTGTGCCGCTCGCCGCAGTAATAATATCAAAGACAATGTCGATGATCTGAGAATTTGCCGGAATAATTACATCCGTGGCGGAAGCTGTAATAACCCCACTTGATAGATCAATAGCAAGAGACTGAGCCATTACTACCTGCCCGACATTCTTCATGTCGGTGCCCACCGTGGTGCCGGTAGTTGTGGCAATAGTGCCTGCTTTAATCGGTCCTGAAAAACTTGTTGTACCCATAATTTTCTCCTATGAGAGATAAACCCCATCGTCTTCATAGCGTCTGCTGGGCCAGTCGATAGGGCTAGTTGTTCCCAGAAAGAAGTGAGGGGCCGAAGCCCCCCACCCTAATGAAAGATTAGGTTGCACCCTCGCAACCGAACATTCCAAGCGGATCGGATACGCCAAACGCATAGCGCTCACGAGCCTTG